CAAAACCGAAAAAGAAAGGTCTGCTGGCAAAGGCAATGGAAGTGCTGAAAGGCGGCAAAAAGGCTGCAACGGTCGCCGGTGCAGCGGCGACAACTGCTGCTGCCGGTGCAACTATTGCCGCTGGCGGTGTGTCTGGAAAAGAAGTGTCTAAAGCTGGCGAGAAGGCTACTCAGACTGCAGCTGAGAAAACAACGGAAAAGGGAGGGCTGAAAGTTGCCGGTAAAGTCGCCGGTAAAACTGCGCTTAAAGCGATCCCATTAGTCGGGACCGTTATCGGCGCGGGCATGGACGCATACGAAGGGTACAACGACACAGACGGCCAGCAGAGAGCCTTTGGTGTTAAAGAAGGCGATACCATCAGCGGCAGGCAGAGGAGCGAGTACACCACCGCCAACGTGCTGAATATGGGCGGACTGGTATCTGGTGCGTCCGGCCTGCTGGCGTCCGGCGCTTCTGCGCTGGGTATGAACGGGATTGCGAAATCACTTACATTTGATACCGGCGATATAGCTAAGGGGCTGGATTCGGGGCTAAGCAAGGTAGGTGACATGTTCAGCGCCTTCTCAACCAGTGCGTCGGGCGTATATGACAAGCTAACCGGCACCAGCGCTGAACAGACGAAAGCGATCACCGATGGCACTACCAAAACCGTCACGGCAATTAACCGCCTGGGTTCACAGCTGCAGGGTGGCGAGTGGGGCGAGGACGGCGTAGGTACGCAGGGCAAAAGCACCGCTGATTATGCCGACGTTGCGAAAAACAGCATCGGCGCTGATCTTAATGTGGGTGGCGCAAATGCGAAGGTCCGATCCTTCCGCAACAACAACTTTGGCAACCTGAACTATGTCGGGCAAGAGGGCGCAAGCCTGGAGGCCAAAAACGGCAAAGGCGAAGCGCGATTTGCCAAATTCAACACGCCGGAGGAAGGATTCAGGGCGCTGGCGAACCAGCTAACCAGCTATTCAGAAGGCACCTCTAAAGCTGCCGGATACCAAAAACTGAATACCGTACAGGACATTATCAAGCTGTACGCGCCGGAGAGCGAAAACAACACGTCACAGTACGTGGATTCGCTCTCTAAAAAGCTGGGCGTGCGTGGCGATGAGCAGCTGAATCTGAAAGATCCAAAAGTCATGACGCAGATGATGCGCGGTATTGCCACTATCGAGGGCGGCAATCCGCAGGTCACGAACGATTTCATGATGAACGCCATTGGCCACAATGAAAATGGTAAATGGGTCGGCGGGAAATTTAGCGATGAGTCCTTGAAATCGGTGAATGAAGCGCGTGCGAAGCAGGGGCAGGCACCTATTGCAGCGGACTCACTTTATTCTGCTGGCGAAAAGGTGAAACTGACAGCGGGCGCGGTGGCACCTGCCGCCGCACTTGCACCAATTTCCGCACCTGTGACAGCACCCGCAGTAGCAGTGCCAGCAGTCGCCACGACAGCGCCTACGGTCTCGCAGGTTGCTGCAGCAAAGGAAGCCGACAAGAACAAGCCAGCCAGCGGCGCAGTAGAGAAAATCAAACACGCCGGCGCTGGCGCATGGAGCCAGGTCAAAGCGCTTAATGAGTGGGCTGACGGCAAAGTGCAGGGCGCGACTGAATCACTGGGTGTGGCCGGTATGTCCCGTAAACGTCCCACCAGCGGCCTGTCCCTGCCTGCTGGTGAATCACTCCCGGCAGGCCTCCAGCTGGCCGCACTGTCACCGGACCAGATAGCCAGCCGTTCACGTCCAGCCGCCACATCTCACGTTTCAACCGACAGCGTGCGCGCCCGTCCCGGCTCTGCCACGTCTGATACGCCGATCACTGTGGCCAGTACCCGTTCACCAGCTGCAGCACCAGAAGCCAGCGGCCTATTTGATCGCATGCTCGGCGGTGCAAGAGACGGGGTAAACGCCGTCAGCGCCTCGATAATGCCCGCTATCAGCGACACCTTTAGTCAGACTCTTGGGGGCTTCAGCGGCAACGACATGGTAAGCAGCGTGCTGGACCAGGCAGGCATTTCTGATCCGGGCATTCTGCGCGCCATTTCTCCGCTTACAAGCAAAGCTGGTGGCTGGCTCGACAGCGGAACGGAGACGCTGGCCAGCGCCGGTAAGTCATACCTGAGCGGCAGCAGTGCGGCGCATACAAGACCTGCACAGCAACCGCTTCTGAATCACCCGGCACAGATCCAGAACGTGACCGATCTTCCGCGCAGCGGCATGCGCCCGATGATGAGCAGCGATACCAGCAATCACGATCAGGACATGCTGAAGGAGCTGAAAGGTATGCGCACCCAGCTGGAAGCACTGCTGGGCGTCACGAAGAAAAAAAGCGACACCGCGCCGGACAAAGTGGTCAACACGGCGCAACCGGCACCACGCACATCATCAACCCTGAGCATCAGTGATCCGGCGCTCAACGACCTACTGCAGGACTAACACATGCAAAACGAAATTGACTGCCTTATGCGCGTGGATCAGGGCGGCGTAGTGGTAAAGAGCGGGGAATCTAATGCCTGGCTTGCCCGGCTGGAAGAATGGTTAAGAACGCCACAGGGAAGCGTTTATGGCCTGCCGGGATGGGGGAACACCATGCAGGACTTCAAACATGAGCCGGTAGGCTCTGAAACCGGCCACTTAACGGAAGTTGCCATTGAGGCCGCGCTGATCCGCAAGCTGCGTATCGATCTGCCTGGTCTGGGTCTGCGTGCTATCCGCTGCGCGCCGCAAAATGTCGATACCTGGCAAATTACATTCATTACATCTTACGGCCCGCTGGCCGTGTCCATGAACAAAAGTTAATCGGGGTAAATTGTGAGTATTCAGGAGCTACTGGAAAAATTTAACGGACAACTACAGGCGAACAGCTGGTGGAAAAAATTTACCAACAGCCAGTTCATTCAGATGATGGCCGTGTTTGGCGCGCAGATCATCTACGCCGCACAGACTACCGCTGAGCGCGGTCTGACTGAGGGTTTTATCTCAACGGCGACGAAGCGATCAAGCATTCTGGCCGCAGCCGAAGACCGTAATTATCTCGGTCACTTAATCACGCCGTCGTGGGGCAGTGTGAAGATTACCAATAAAACAGATGAAGACATTCAGCTGCCAATCTACGCGGAGTTCCTGTCGAACGCACAGCTGCCCTATGTCACAACCGATGTGGTGATTATACCTGCTGGCCATAGCGTCGTAGTGAACGACGTCCGCCAGATGGAGCACGTCAACGTGTCATCCGCAATTGATGCTGAAGCACCGTTTTATACGGTAATGCTGCCGCGTGATATTACGGAGGAAACAGTTTCAATGGACGTTTACGTGACGGAAAACGAGAACAAAACGCTGTGGAAGAATAACCCGTTATTTCGTCTGTCCCGTGGCTCAAGCCAGCATTACGTGCTGGTTTACAAACCCTCTGAGCAGCTGGGCGTGCGCTTTGGTGACGGTGCGATCGGGAAGATGCCGAAGACCGGCAGTAAGGTTGATCTGGATGTGTGGTGCAGCCGGGGCGACACCACTCTGACGCAGGGCCAGAAACTGACGCCAGCGGGTAATATTGCCGACATGAACAGCAAGATCGAAGTCGTGACTACGACGCCAATCACGGGCGGCAGCGGCTTTGAAAGCACGGAGGAAACGCGCAACCGGGCACAGTACTACGTGGCCTATGACGAGCAGGTAGTGTGGGGCGGTGATTACAAGTACTTTCTGAATCGTGCTGTACCGGGTATGTCGTGGATCAGTGCCTGGGGTGAGCAGGAACAGGAGCTATCAACCGGCATTAAGTCACTAAGCAACATCAACACGATTTTCTTCTGTGGTCACAAGCCGGGGTACACGCAGGCTGAGCTTGAAACCCTGCTCATGACAGCTGTCACATCCATTCCGAATGAGATCAATAAGAAGTTTCGCTACGTCCGGACACAGGAAGAGCCATTCACGATCTCACTGACCGCGCTGGCGAAGAAGAACGTCATTCTGTCAGACGCTAAAAAAGCCGTTCAGGAAGCACTTGAGGCACGGTTCGGACGGGATGCAACAACGTTTGGCGACAGCGATCAGAATGGCGTTG